CCGATGGAATTGATTTCTGTGAAGGAATCAAAGGCTGGTTCGTTTGTACAAGTCGTGCCAGAGTACAAACGTTTAAAGAATCGTTATCAAATGATGTGGGATCAAAAGGATTGCATAGAGTATTTGAAAACTTCAGCAGTGTTAGCAGTATACATTGACCAAAGTTTAAGTACTAATACATTCTACAACCCTGCATACTTTGCCGAAGGTAAAGTACCCGGAACATTGATTGCTAAGAATCTAATGCTTGCATATAAGTGGGGTATCAAAACTATCTATTATAGTTTGATTAACAAAGTAGGCAGCAAGGCTGCATTACAAGAAGATAATATCATTCCTTTTGTAAAGCAAGATACTAGTGAGGATGAAGAATATTGTGAGAGTTGCGTACTGTGAAAGAATTTCCTTTTGAGTTAACCAATGACGAAAAGCTAAACTTGCTATTCACATATTATAAGATTAAGCCCATACCAATAGATGATGAAGATAAGCCAATGATTATCATGGCATTAAGCAGAGATGATATCATTACCGTTAGTATAGATGACGAAGATGGATTAGTGATAGAATATAAAGAAGAATATAATGAGTAAAGAACAATATAATTTAAGCAAGCAAACCAACTATCTAAAACGTACCATGTTTTTAGATCCAGCGGGTCCTGTAACTGTACAACGATTTGAAGAAGTCAAGTACCCAAGACTAGCTAAGTATGAAGAAACAGCACGTGGTTTCTTTTGGGTGCCAGAAGAAATATCTTTAACTAAAGATAAGATTGACCATAAGGATAGTAGCGATGCAATTAAGCATATCTTTACTAGCAACTTACTAAGACAAACTGCATTAGACTCTATTCAAGGTCGTGCACCGAGTCAAGTATTTTCGCCCGTAATCAGTATTCCAGAACTTGAAGCATTAGTTAGCAATTGGAGTTTCTTTGAAACTAATATTCATAGTAAATCATATTCACATATTATCCGTAATGTCTATGGCGTACCCAAAGAAGAATTCAATAAAATTCACGATACAAAAGAAATTGTAGAAATGTCTAGCAGTGTAGGCAAATACTATGATGAACTACACAGAATAAATTGCCACAAAGAACTAAGCAGTGAAATGACAGGTATGGTTCGTGAAGAAGAACATATCAAAGCAATTTTGTTAGCATTGAATGCTAGTTATGCATTAGAAGCATTACGTTTCATGGTTAGTTTTGCAACAAGTCTTGCTATGGTAGAGAACAAGATTTACATTGGTAACGGAAACATTATCAGTCTAATTCTACAAGACGAATTGTTGCATACAGAATGGACAGCTTGGTTAATCAATAACGTAGTTAAAGATGACCCTAGATTTGTTATTGCTAAACAACAATGTGAACGTGAAGTATATGAGTTGTATATGGATGTTATCCGTGAAGAAAAAGAATGGGCAGATTATCTATTCAGCAAAGGCGTTGTGATTGGATTGAATGCTGAGATTCTTAAAGACTTTGTAGACTATACAGCTTTTAATCGGTTGAAAGATATCGGCATTAAATATAATGAGAATCACCCAAAGAATAGTCCTATTCCGTGGTTCAATAAGCATGTGAACATCAACAAAAAGCAAAGTGCTTTACAAGAAACAGAATCAACTAACTATGTTATTGGCGTTATGTCAGATGTAGTTGAGTATGACGAATTACCAGTATTATAAAAACATTATGAATCAAATCAAATCAAATGCTGAGGTTGTTACCTCAGAAATAATAAAATTTTCAGAAACACGCGGTTACAAACAAGCAGTAGACAATGTAAAAAATGTCATGGCTAAGTTTGACCAGATTGAACAAAAACAAAGATGTTTAAGAGTTAGATTTTTAGATTGGCTAAGTGATAAACTATTGGCATGGTCTAAGAGTGTACATGAAATGTCTGTTAAGATTGATAGCCCGTGTGTTATTAAATTACCAGAAAAGAAATAAGGAAAAGAATATGAAAGCAATCGTTTGGTCTAAGTATCAATGTACATTTTGCGACCAAGCAAAAGCATTGTTAGAGAGTAAGGGTATCCCCTATGAAGAACGTAAAATTGGTGATGGATATACACGTGAAGAATTATTAGAAGCAGTTCCAACTGCTCGTACAGTACCGCAGATTTTCTTAGATGATATCTATGTGGGTGGGTTTCCGGAACTCAAAACAAAATTAACAGAAAGCGTATAATGGAAGTTGGAAAGATTTACACATTTAAATTGAATAGCGGTGAAGAATTAATCGCTAAAGTTGTTGAAAATCCAGGAGATGGGTTGATTACAATCACAGAACCGGTAAGTATTGCACCCAGTCAAAAGGGTATGCAGATGATTCCTAGCATGTTTACCGGCGTTCCTGGTGGAAATGTTACGCTAAATACTAATAGCGTTACTCTTTATAGTCATACTGAGGATAGTATCAAAGACAAGTATATTGAGGCAACAACAGGTATTCAGTTACCTGAGAAGAAGATTATTTTAGGATAATAATGTCAGCATTGAGTCGTAAGGGTGATACAAATCAACCAGGTGGTGCAATAATGAGGGGAGCAGGCACTGTGTTTGCCAACGGTATAGCTGTTGGATTACACGTTAGTCAGATTACCCCTCATGCACCATGGGGAACCCCACATCCTCCACACGATGCTGCCACAACAACAGATGGTTCTCCTACTGTATTTGCAGAGGGATCACCTGTACTCAGAGTAGGATCAGGCAACAGTTGTGGGCACAGTATCGTGCAAGGTAGCCCTGATGTATTTGTCCCATGAGTAACCAAGGTAAACAAAGTCCATTAGCAGTCAATGTCACAAGTGCTTTGTTACAAAGTAGTGGATTGAAGATTAACGGAAATGTTACCGCTTATGCTGGATCTAGTATAGCTATAGGTAATTACACTAAAGGTAGTATTGCTACTGAAACAGGGTTAGGTACAGTAAGTGATATACTTAGATTGGCATTCCCTAAAATAGGAACTACAGTTACCCAAACAACATACGACAGTTTGCTAGCAATGGGTTCATCTATCCCTGCATTAGCAAATAGTAAACCAAGTACATATTCCCCTGCATATACAGCAGAAACTACAAGTTATGGTTTCTTGCGTATGATACCACTTCAAGCAAACAATGAATTTAAATTCAACAACGGAACTTATAGTGATTTTTTGTCATCGTTTTCTATGGCCAATGGCTATAAGTCTATGTTGAATAAACAAATCAATACATTGGTAAACGGGAAAAGTTTCTTAGATGGTACATATAGTAATATGGATGATTTGATATCATCAGATATTACAAATGTGAATTTAGCTACTGTGTATTGGGGTCAAGATTTAATCAATACCGGTAGATGTATTAACTTGGCTATGATAGATAAATTTGGTACACCTTCAGTGTTATTATTATCAATGCGTAACAGCAATGGTTTAACTAAGAGAGTCAATGAAGAATTAGTTAGTGCTGGTTTAGAAGTCAGTATCATTCTTCAACTATTAACTGGTACTTATACTCCTACAACAAGTGAAGAATCAAAAATATATACCGCATTTACTCAAATCGTAGATACAGATTTAAAAGATGTATTGATACCATTGAATGTACAAACTAAAAACATACTATCATTGGCCGATTTACTAAATCCACGTAAGTTATTCCCTAACAGTTATATAAGTCTAACAGTACCAAAATACAATACTACCGGTAGTCCTACAAACAGCAAAATATTTCATTTATTGTATGCAAATAATGGATTAAATGAGCAACTGAAAAAAATGAATTATGGTACACGGTTGATTGGAATGATACCTGATCAAATTGCAATACCAGCAGATGCATTCAGCGCATCCATGATGCAGATTAAAAATATCAAAAATATGAACATTGAGAAATTTTCTCAAGTTGTTACTCATTTAGAATTAGCTACTACCAGCTTAACACAAGTAAACGGTACAGGTGGGACTCCTGCTGACAGTGCGGCAATAACAAGTGCATTAACTTCTATTGCTAAAGGTAACGGAACTAATGGAACGTATAGAACAGTAGATTTCTTTGGGGCAATGAGTGGATTGCCCTATGACTTTAAGAAAATCAGTGATTCAATTAAAGCATTACAATCTACTGCATTGGCAACAACATATAATAGTATGAAAACATTGTTATCATCAGCACCGGTGTCACCGGCAACTACATATGATACAGCATTAACTACATTAATTGGTCAGGCTAATACTGAAATTACAAGAATTTATAATTCAAATGTAACAGGAGCCACAGCATTAAATACTTTATGGTCAGCTATGGGAACACAGTTGAGTATTGAAGTTACGGCAAGAGCAACCGCTCTTACAACAGGTGCAACAACAGGATTGACTGAAATAATGTCATTCGTTGATAGCATCTCAGGAATCGCAATAGATACAGACCCGTCCCAGTCAGCATTGGTTTTGGAAGCTATTTGTGATTTATCAACTAAAGGAGGAACAAATATAATAGCGTTAATGCGAGAAATTCGCAACGCAAAAAGGCTGGGACTAACTGGAGGTGTACTAGATAATGACATACCTGACACACCCATAGCCCCAATTGGAATAAGCACACCAGCGTCCGGTCCATTAAATGGATTAACAAAAATTACCGGAGCCTCAAACACGCCTGGTAGCTTCGGGGGTTCTCCCGAAACTAAACTTATTCCCGCAAATCTTGATATATTCAATATATCTCCAGCAACTTTACCCGCAGTCATAACACCAAAACAAGCAGTTGACCAAGTCATAGCATGTAATTGTGATTGTTGGGATGAATTACTTGGATAATTAAATTCAAATCAAAAGTTGTCTTTAAAGTCAAATAGTGTTATAATACACTAGATGGCAGAAAGGAAAATTATGAAATACCTACCAACCCTATGTAAAACCATACTTGGTAATTTTAAAATATTATTATTCTTCACTTTGGGAATACTCCCAATGGGCTATCTTAATATGAACATAGCAACAGCAAAAGAAATGCACGGCAGAAAACTACCTGCATACGCCATGGACATTAAACAAATAAAATGCATGGCAACAAACATCTTCTTTGAAGCAAGAGGAGAAAGTGAGATTGGCAAGGCAGCAGTCGCCCGTGTTGTACTGAACAGAGTAAAACACGGCTTTGCATCCAATCCTTGTGCGGTTGTATATCAAAAAACAACCAACAAAAATACTGATGTAACAGTGTGTCAATTCTCTTGGGTATGTGAGGGTAAGAAAAACCCTAACATAAAAGACCCGATGTATAAAGAATCAGAGCAGATAGCATATGAAGTAATGGCATTAAACGAACATAAAAATGTCATACCTGCATCTACTCTATTTTTTCATAATACAAGTGTGACTCCGGATATCAACTATAAAAGAAAGATACAAATCGGTAATCACATTTTCTATGAGCATAAAAAGAAAAAAAGACAATGAAACTAGAGTGCGGTCCGTCCCACGATATCAGAACATTGGATATTGAACTTCCCACTGACTATAATCGAATTGGGGTTATGGTTAGTGGAGGAATAGACAGCACTATTCTTTATTATTTGATACTCTCATTAGCTAAAAATACAGACTATTATACAAGAGCCTTTTGTGTTAAACGCAAAGAAGGTTCTGTATACCACGCCAAACCTAGTGTAGAAGAAGTAGGTAGACTATTTAACAGAACTAATGACTTCCCTACGTTTGTGGGCGACAATACATTACCCGAACTACAACAAGTGGAGTCTGGAATAAGAGATGCATATAAATTTGCAAGAATAGAAGTAATGTATGTAGGGGTTATTGCTAACCGTGATGAACACCTTATTGGATATGATAAGACAGTTGTTACTGAATATGACCATATTAAATTTCCCTTTCAATATTTAGAAAAGTCTCATGTGGTCGATTTGTACTATAGATTAGGATTAGAATACCTATTAACATATACTCATAGTTGTGACCATAACGAACACAGGCATTGCTGGAACTGTAACGGTTGTAATGAACGCATTTGGGCATTTGAGCAATTAAATCAAAAGGATCCTAAACGAACATAAATATGTTATATTAAGGAAATAACATGATTAAATTCGTTTTAGGCAAGGCAACATTTACTCCACAACATTCATTGTCATACTTTGTTAACAGTGAAAAACTTTTAGGTATTAGTGAAACCATCGATCCACTAGTGTTTGAATACATTCAATCTTATATGACATTGTTAGAACGTATAGGTGTGCAAATTCCTACTGCTGAGTTAGTTGCTGATGACCCTAATGATGTAGACGCATTTGTTATTCTTCCCTTCACCAATGAAAGTGATTGGAATGATTTTTTAGTGTCACGTGAAATGGCAAAATTTATGAATGCATTAAACAATCTATATCCTCACATTGGTTGGGCATTTAATGGGTTTAAAATTATCAATACGTTCGATCAACCATTAATCAAAACTAGATATGAACTTGAAAAAATATGGAATAGTAACTGATGAAATTCAGAAATGATTTTTGGATAGTATTTCTTCCATTTCATATTCTGGGTTTTATTGGGTTGTTTTATTTTAATTATTGGTTTTTTATATTCTGGTTTTTTATTTGTGTGATAGGCAACGGCGTTGCAGGACATCGTTACTTTGCACATAATCAATTTGAAACATATACCCCTATAAGAATTTTATTGGGTACTTTAACATCGCTGGCTGGTATAGGACCCGCAATGCAATGGCGCATTCAACATCTCGCACATCATGCACGTGCAGACAAATACAGTGATCCTCATAGCCCTATACATAAATCTAAGTTTGAAGTATTCTATGGTTATTTAATCGTTGACCATAAATTTAATTTTATAACTGATAGATTCATGCGTAGGTTGTTAGTTGAAAGTATGCGTGATAAATTTTACAAATTCTTCAATGACCATCATTATAGAATCATATATGCATTCTGTGTTATTCTTATATTGATAGATGTTAATTTGCTATTGATGTATTGCCTAGCATATTGTATTGACTTCTTTAGAATGGGTGCAATAAATTACTGGTGTCACACTAGCGGGTATAGAAATCATACTACTAATGATTTTAGTACAAACAATTTTTGGTTAGGCTATTTGGGTATGGGATTTGGTTGGCACAATAACCATCACGCACATCCAGGTAAGCTTATTCTCACTGAACGTTGGTGGGAAATAGATATTGAAGGCTATATTGGATGGCTACTTTCAAAGGATAAATTTAATGATAATAGTATTAAAACCTGAACATCTAGAATTGTTCATAGAATTAAAACGTGAAGTTCCGGGTTCATGGAAACTTGGTCAAGTATATGACGAGATAGTAAATCCTAAAGATTTTTATCTACACACGTTAATGCATGAGCAATATTATACTGTAGGTAATATTGAAAATGATAAACTAATTAGTATTGCCTCAATGATAGAATTTTCTAATACCCCGGCATGGTGTTTAATGTATTTGGGTGCTATAAATACAGGATTCAAAACTCTAACTGAAACCAAGACACATGAACTAATATCAGAATTGTTTGATGAATCATTGCGTAGAAAATTACCGTCAGGTATTTGTATGGTTCGTGCTAATTTTCCTACGTATAATTATAGTATGTTTAGAAAATGGCGTAAACTTATACCTCAACTAGAATATTATAATTGCTACACTGAAGCAATTATACCGGCAAATACTACTCCTAAATATAGTTACCAAGACTGGTTGATGAGTTACAAGAAATGGCCAGTTGCCCTTAAAATTGATAGTGCAATTTTAAAACAAGAATACAGAGAACAATTTTTATTATGAAATTATTAGATACGTTACATGATATCAACGGTGTAGAAATTCAAATATATTCAGGTGTAGTGGGTTATTCACCTGCATTTAGTTCATTACTACGTGCCTATGCTGATTTAGTAGACAGTAAATTAGCACCAGTGCATTTTGATTTTGATAACGAAGATTTCATGTTATGGGTACAATATACTGATGGTACAATATTGGGTGGTATGTGCTTTAACGTTCATAAAGATTGGAATCTAATAAATCTTAAAATGGGTTGGACTGAAAAAGAATATAGGAGTATGGGAATTAATACTCTGTGTCATAAATGGCTTGCAGAAGAAACAAAGAATAGAAATTTAAAAGGAATTACAAGCGTAGTACATATTAATAATGAAACAAGATTACGGTCTGCCGCCAAAGTAGACTTGCACCCTATGTTTTATATTATGTACAAGAAAGTCATTTAATTTATTTATAAGTTATAACAATTGAATTGTTAATTCTATCCCAAGTTTTTTCTGCCTCAATTAAACTATCCCCGATTATAATACAAAAATATGAGTTTGATGCAACATCAAAATCATTCTTAATTTCACTAATTGTATCTGAAATTTTAGGAAGACGTAGTTCTTTTATATTTTCGTCATTGATATATTCTATGGAATTAACTATTCCTGGTTCAAAGCAAAAATGTCGATGAATAACACTTTTTTGTTTTTTTACAGTAAAATCTACCCTATTTAAGACTTTATTGGCTATGTTATAACAATAATCTGCATTACCCATATAATGCATTAAAAGATAAATTGAAAAAGAAACTCTAGGACTAAAATCAATAAAATAATATTGTTCATCTTTATCGACTATTAAATCTAGCATAAAGGGTGTATCATCTAATTCTATATGGTTTATAAATTTTTCAACATCTCTTTTAACTGAATGCTCTATAAAATCTGCCGACGATGGGAAAGTGTATCCTATTTCAGCACAATATGGAGGTTTTGATGTTTCAATATTCAATATTAAATCAATAGAAACTTTTCCATTAACTACGTTCCCTATAACTTCTACTGTGGTCCCTAAAATATATTCTTGTAAAATATAGGGCTGGTACTTTTTATTGTCTGAGTTGGATAAAAAATTTGATAATTCTTCAGAATCATAGCAAATTTTAATCCCCTCACCGGCTGAACCGAATGACGGTTTGCATATCATTGGAAACTCTACGTGGTCTATGTCTTGATATATTTTTGGTACAGAAATATTAAGTTTTTTTAAAATTTCTCCATATACACTTTTTCCCAGTATGCTTTTTAAAGGTTTTGATTTAAGCCCTTTTAATTTATAATATTCATTTGCATAAGCTAACGCAGGTAAGTCAGAATCCATCCAGCATGGAAAAATATAATCATATTTTGTTTCATGTAAAACTTTTTTATAAAGAGTTAGAATATTTTCTTTGTCCTCTTCTGTTTGTTCATTCCAATAAGGACCATTGTATGTAAATTTGTTTTTACCGTTGCTCACAAATTCTGATTTATCAAAATATCTACATACATCAACTATATCATATGTAATGTTATTATTTTTGAAAGAGTCAATATGATATTTCCAAAGAAAATTCCAAAATATTAATATGTTTTGCCTCATAAATTACCTTTGGGATAATATCCCGGGTTTACCCCGATCGATACTATTCCGTTACTTAGTTTCTTAACAGCATCATGGTACTGGTGATCCGAAGTACCCCAATACATGGGTTGCCAGCTTGTGATTGTCTGACAATCCTCATGTCTAAAAATCTCACTACGAAATATCATTTCGTAACCGGTTCGCTTAGTACGTTGCACTAAATTAAAATTATTCCCATTGTTGAACACATGCACTTTACTACTGTTAGTGCCTAACTTACCAGGGAATCCGTGATTAGCAAGTTTCTCAATAGTTGGATCAACTAAGAATGATAACATCAATTCAGGTGTATAGCTAAGAAAGAACGGTGTACCATACAAGTTATAATCTTTCCAGTATCTGAATTGTGTGTGTATCAATTCTTCCTCATCTAAGTACCACTTGTTGTCTTTGTCATGTAGCTTTAAATGAGGTGGATCGTTACCAGTCATTACAGTACCATTTAATTGACTAGCTAACCACATACTTGCCGGTAATCCAATTGCAGAACAGTTGATATGTTTTGCAATATCCATCATTTTACCTGACTTAACAAAATTATCAAAATCTAAATCAAACACAATGGGCTCAATGTTCTTATTTTTACAAAACTCATATGCATACTTTGATTCGTGAGTATTGTAACTGATACCATCATCCGTATTGAGATTCATAATGACGGGTTGAATGTTCATACCCATGTGTAAGAATACACTGAGTACAAACTCACTGTCTAACCCACCACTGTATGTAACATAGAGTTGACCTTGCTTTTGTGCCCATATCATTTCAGCAGCTATACACGCCTCTTCAAAATATGTTTTAACGGGTCTTGTTGCCGGGTCAATCTCCACTTGCCAGGTGTCACCTGCACCTGAACTACGCATATAATTGTTGTGTAAAAAGTTCATTTTCTTTGTTGTAACCAATATCTATAATGTTTCTTTGCTTCTTCCAAGTATGCTGTATTAGGAAACTTAGTCATTTGTAATGCTTGATTTTTATCTTGGCTCCAAGCTGTTTCCCACATCACACTGTTACCCTCAAATGATTTGTAACTTGTGTCTTTGTTGTAGTATTTCCATACTGCTATCTTGTTGTCCTCAAGACATTCGGTAATAAACACTGAACCTGCTTGCCACTCAATCATTGTATATGGATATACTGCAATCCAACTAGCAATTAACTTACCTTCATTGCTAGACACTTTTTGAATGCTACCCCAATCAAAGTAATCCCATGCTACATTGGCAGGCCCCTCAATACCTAATAAATTGTACACACCTTCATGCACGTGAGGTATATGATCCACATCTAAAAAGATATCCATTGTAATTCTTGGGTCAGCATTGACGATATCAATTCTATGTTGTGCTAATATTAGATTTTTAAATGATATTTCTGGTAATGTTGAGAAATCAAGTTGTTGGTCAAACAACAACCCATCATTGTCAATGATAGTATCCTCAAGTTGTAATGTAGAATTATTCTGTTGTGCAGCCGAACCACTATCTAAACATTTACCCTGATGATCCCATGACCATCCATGATATTGACAACGTAATTCTGTTTGCTTTTTGCAGATGATTCTACTAGATTGATGCGGGCAAACATTGTTACCAATCTTATACTGCCCATTATCTTTGAGTATGAATTTTTTGTTGTCGGTCTGTTCTAATGGTTTTGCTTCACCAGAATCTATATCATTTCTGTGTGCTATAAACATAATTTAATCCCGTGTTTGATGTATTTACTAAATATCTGTACCTAGATAATTATTTATGTACACAAAATTTTGGATACCCGGAACTGACTCTGAATTAGATGATTTGTTTGAAATCCTAAGACAGAAGCATTACAATGATGAAAGCCATCGCTTACATAATAACTACTCACGGGAAGCATTTGTTGAGGTTTCGTTTCTAAGCATTACTTTTGAGAATAGAGAACCAATTATGGTATCTAGTATTCTTCATAGAGATTGTTGGCCCGACCGAGCATATCGTATATGCAATCGTACTTGGAAAGTCAAAGAACATAGACTAGAACAAGCATCAGTATTAGGTCCTAGTCCTGCATTTGCTGAAATGGTTACAAGTCATGTGGATTACATGAGGCAGAATATAGACCATTCATTATTGTTTATAAGTAGACAAACTAATAATTGGCAACGCTTTGGTGCAAGAAGTTTTGAAAAATATAATTTAGATTTTAAGTACGATGAGTATAAGTACCTAACTTGTAACAATGAGAATGACGATGATTGTTGGCAGTATATTATGTATGTCGGAAATGATAGTATATTACCAGAATGGAAACGTAAGCTTACTTAGTTCCAATAATCATATAGCGAGTGAAATGCCAATCAGGATATACAAACTCTAATTCCCCGGTAAAATCAACACTTGTCAAGTCATACTGACTGACAAACTCATCCAAACTATTGATATTTGATGTATGGTCATCATGGTTCATGTTGTTACCTTGAAAGATTACATGAGTTCCTTGGGGTATATTATCATACCAATTCATACTTTCAAAATGCTCGGTGCTGGTATTGATGATAAGGTCAGGATTCCCTCTAACATGTTCATTGCAGTCTAGTGTATATGCTTTGAATTTCCAGTCTTTCCAGACATAGTTTTCATTAATCATATCTGCAATAGGTTCACACATAGGATCAATGTCAAAGCTTTGAATCTGGTTTACAGCAAATTTACCCCTACTGAGTAGAAGAAATCCTAATACTCCATACCATCCACCGTAGATATACGTTAGATCAGAGGTCCAATCTAGTTTCTCTAGTTGTTCGCAGAGCCAAATTTTGCTACCCACTTGTCCACTGCTGAATGCGTCTTTATTGATTTCCATGAAGTATTTAATTTCGTGCAATTGTTCCGAAATATTTGCTTACTGAACAGAAATGATATATACTATCTTTAATCAGGAGACACACATGCCATTTGACAAAGTATCAAATACATTAAAGAATTTAGAAAGCGCACTTGCCGGTGAGTCAATGGCTCATATCAAGTATCGTTATTTCGCTAAGATTGCCCGTGAAGAAGGTCATGAAGAAATTGCAAAGCATTTTGAACATACCGCGGATCAGGAAATCTTACACGCTTGGGGACATTTAGAATTGCTAATGGGTAATCTAACTACAAAGAAATGTTTGGAAAAAGCTATTGAGGGTGAGACATACGAGTTCACTACAATGTATCCAGGCTTTGAAGAAGATGCTAAGGCAGAAAATAACCAAATTGCATTGAATGAGTTTAGAACACAGATTGTTGAAAGTTCTGCACATGCAGAAGAATTCAAAACTTTATTGGCTAAAGCAGAAAAACGATTTGCGGCATTAAAGCGAGTTGAAGAACGTCATGCGTCAGCTTATCAAGACAAACTAAATTCAATTACCTTTCCGGTAATCTAATAGGGAGAATATAATGGAACACGTATGTATTGTTTGTGGACATGTTCACGATGAAGAATTAGAAGGTGTATGGGATGAATTGCCAGAATCACACACTTGCCCCGAATGCGGAGTGGGTAAAGAAGATTACGAAACAATTTGACAAAAAACACACAATAAAGTATAATATTTGAAACCAGGACTAAATAAAAGACTATGATGAATAAAACTTGTAAAACGCTGAAACATATGGGACTATGGTCAAGAGTATCCTTAGCCTCAGTTACACCAGCGTATCCTACAAGCATTCGTGGCTCTTTTGATAGTAATAATGAACAAAGAACCCGGGGAACGGAATAACAAGTTAATTCATAACAAGTTTATCTAACCCCTGGGAAACTCAAAAGTCTCAGGGGTTTTTCTTTATGTAGCGTAAAAACAACAGAAAGGATTTGACAAGAAATGGACAGTAAGATAGAATACAGGAATAGTAACAAAACGGATGAAGGTGTGAAACAGTATCTAACCCAAGAAGAACTCAAGAAATTGATTACTGAAAAGTTAGAAAGACTGAAACATCAGTCCGAAGTTAGTAAGAAATTACTAGCTTAAAAGTGTAGATAGGCAACGAGGGCCGGACAGCATCACTATAAAAATGCAACAAACGGGCGGACAGTATACATGAAATTCATGGCGAAAACGTGAAAAGTAAGACTACTGGGTAGGGTATCAACCCTATCATAGTATCGAAAGATGCTATTCTAAAACACATTTCCGACAGTAGGCGGAACTCAGGATATGTCCATTCGGGTGAATGTGTTTTAGAATAGCAGTAACTAATCTGTAATAGATTTGTCTATAAATAGTATCAAGGGAGTACAACATGGCTGTTTTAGCACTAGATATCTCGGGTGTTCCCCGACAATGGATATCATTCGATGACGCAATCACCTATCATGCAAAGAATTCTATTGCATGGGCACTAGGGGAAGTTGTGGCTAGATATCGCGGTGGTGTTCAAAAAGACGGTGAAATGAGTTACCTAGAAACTACCAGCATCATTGCTGTTAAGGGTCATGGTTTCAATCCACACAAACATGCACATGTTGCACTAAGTAACCGTACATTATTCGGTCGTGACCGTTATGTATGTGCTTACTGTGGTGGACTTTTCCCTAACTATAACAACCTAAGTCGTGACCACATTGTTCCAAAGAGCAAGGGTGGTGAAAACAGTTGGATGAATGTAGTTACCGCCTGTAAAGATTGTAACGCAAAGAAGGGTCACAAACTATTAAAAGAATGTGGTCTTGAATTGTTGTATGTTCCTTATGTGCCAAATCACTATGAAAACATGATTTTACAAAATCGTACTATCATGGCGGATCAAATGGATTACTTGCTTGCAGGTGTTCCAAAGCACAGTAGGATATTGCTGTCTTAATCTATATCATAGCTTGACATAAAACTCAAGCTGTGATATACTACGTTTTTACCCGGCGTTAGTATAATGGATAATACAGCGGTCTTCTACACCGTGAATGTGAGTTCGATTCTTGCACGCCGGACCAAAAAATTGGAGATGTAGGAAAATTGGTAACCCCAGTGGACTGTAAATCCGCCGCCCCTGGCACTGCTGGTTCGACTCCAGCCGTCTCCACCAAAACGTTTGACATTTAGTGAAGTTGATAGTATAATTTGTGTTAGTTAGTTAATTGCCCCGATGGTGGAATTGGTAGACACGCTGGTCTTAGAAGCCAGTGCGAGAGCATCTCGGTTCGAGTCCGAGTTGGGGCACCATATAAAAACATACTGTATTGGCAGAGTAGCGAGGTCTGTCTTAAAGGTAGCTCCTATCAGTGTGTTCTTATATGGGGGATTAGCTCATTTGGGAGAGCGGCTGCTTTGCAAGCAGTAGGTGACCAGTTCGATCCTGGTATCCTCCACCAAGTTTATGTCTAGTTGGAAATGAAAGTTAGTAGTGAAACAATACCTTGAACAAGTATTGCGGAGTGAATACAAGTAGTTGTCCTGACTGTTCGACCCAAGAGGTGTCAAACCCGTAGATTAAGTTCCTACGCTCTCGCTCAAGGGATGTTGCTGTATCACAACAGCACTAGACTCCAAGTTTTGTAAGGACACTGAATGGCTACAGAAAAATGTTGTCAAACCTGCAAATTCCATTCTACTGGTAATGCATTGGACTTTGACGGAAACCCTATACCAAAAGGTAGTAGCGGTGAGTTCTGGACATGGCAAGATTGCGCCAAAGGTTGGGGTAAGCCTACCCCAATCGGTGTTCTTAAAAATATGTGCGGGCTATATCAGCCCAAATAAACTTACAAATTCAACAAACAAAAGTACTACAATTCTGTAGTGAAAATACAACACGAAAAGGTTTACATCAAATACGTTTGGTGCTATACTATGTTTAATGAGTTGAGAGATTGATTCAGGTTGTTTCAAACAGCGAGACACGCTAGCAATAGCAAAAAGTCAAGCAGGAAACATTAAATGAGTTTGTGACTCAGCCTAAACTACTCTGAGACCGCCGAGAAACGGTGGTACCACAAGAGACCCATGTCAACATGGGTCCTCGGAGTATAAAGCAGAGGGAGAAATCCCCGAGGCTGGCAGTTGAAAAATTACTGCCACAGTAATATTTAACCAACGCAGTCGATTGAGACTAGTTGTAATGTTCGTTAAAATTTTAATTTTTCGTATAGCCCTATTAAGTTTAGGGTACTATATGTAAACACATTAGGGTTACCTAGTCCGTTAGGGGTGAACGAAGGTTGATACGAACCGGATACCCATGAAGCAGGAGGGTTCTAGAGTATGATGAGACACCATCGAGTCAAAGGGCAAGAACTATCAAACTCCAGGGAGGCGACGGAACAACTAGGCACGTAATGAGGTCTTGACGCAAGTTGGTGATGAGTATCAAGAACTCCCCTAATGTATTTTCATATAGTATGCTCGGCTCGTCTATCGGTTAGGACACAAGCCTTTCACGTTTGTAAGACGGGTTCGATTCCCGTGCCGAGCTCCAAACATGCACCGCTAGCTCAGTCTGGCCTAAGGCGCCGCCCTGTCACGGCGGAGATCACGGGTTCGAATCCCGTGCGGTGCGCCAAGTTAAGGATAGTTGCCCGAGTGGTTAAGGGAGCGGTTTGCTAAACCGTCGTTGCGAAAGTGGCGCATAGGTTCGAATCCTATACTATCCGCCAAGTTTGAGAGTCATATCGCCTGGATACTTCCCTCGCAAGAGGCACTAGATCCTGCAACTTGTCTCTCTCCCAAACGTTCCGCTTAGTTCGCGGATACTGTGACCCGCAGGATGAGAAGTACAATGACATGTACGGGTGGTAGTCTTTAAACCGAAAGGCCGCTAGCAATGCGATAACGGTCCCTGTCGGGAAGCGGGTGGAGGGTATGTGTGATGACTCCAAAGGTCTGATGTACTATAATTACCGCCGAGGGATGCAGAGCAATTAATTCATGCAACGGTGGCAGAGCGGCCCAATGCACGGGATTGCAAATCCTGAAAACCGCGTGTTCAAATCACGCCCGTTGCTCCAAATTTTTAAACAAAGGATAATTAACATGAATATGTCTAAAACAGCAAAACTAATTCAAGCACTTGAGCGTGGTGAAAAACTCACCTTAGCACAAGTTGGTGCAAGGTTCAAACTAAAGGATCCTGCCGTTGCTATGAGTGACCTGCGTTTGCGTAACGGTTATCCTATCACAAGTGAATACTTTACCGACTCCAAAGGTCGAGTAACACGTAAATGGTTTTTAGGTGCAGTACCTAGAAATGTGGCAGTATTAGGTTACCGCCAAGAATTAAAAATGAAAAGAGGTTATTGACATGAAACGTTCAATGAAACGATAGTGTCATCACTAGATTCCATGTAGGTCTGGGGATGGCACGTAAAAGACAATCTAATACGTACTATCCCTTCAAGATGTTACGGTAGCATACCGGACTCTTAATCCGAGAAGTCACAGTTCGAATCTGTGTGGAGGGACCAATCATGGAAGCATAACTCAATGGCTAGAGTACCCGGCTTTTAACCGGATAGTTGTGGGTTCGAGTCCCACTGCTTCTACCATATAAAAACATACTGGTCTACCGCCACCGAGAGGTAGTTAAAGACAATGACAAGCAACAGCCAGTGTGTTTCTATATGGTAAATTTAACTGGGATTATTGTCAGTCAGGTCAGACGGCTCGCCTTGGAAGTGAGAGGTCGCAAGTTCGAATCTTGCATCCCAGACCAGTTTTAGGATGCGTCCAGCAAATAAAAAAATTAGACTTTTAATCTAAAAATAAGCATCCTGTTTTATTATGATGGCGTGTAGTGTAATGGTAACACCACAGACTTTGACTCTGTTATTCTAGGTTCGAGCCCTAGCACGCCTGCCAAATTTGGGGTTCTCATATAATGGGATTATGCTAGCCTTGCAAGTTAGTCATTGGGGTTCGATTCCCCAGTTCTCCACCAAGTTAAGGATACATACAGCAAAACTATCATAAACGATAGGTAGTTGGTTCGATCCCAACATTTCGCTTCATGCGAGATTAGCTCAATTGGTAGAGCATTCGTCAAGAATGTATCCTGTTTTATTCATATCCTGCTAGTTTATCGGTTAAGAACAGTGGCCTTTCAAGTCGCAGAGACGGGTTCGATTCCCGTGCAGGATGCCAGTTTTAGGATAGCAACAGCAAACAAATCCAATTTCACTTTTAATGAAAAAAAGATGCTATCCTGTTTTATAATGCGACCTTAGCTCAGTTGGATAGAGCACTAGGCTACGAACTTAGGGGTCAGGAGTTCGAATCTCTTAGGTCGCACCAATTAGCTCTTATAGTAAAACGGAATTACACGGCTTTGGTAAAGCCGAGTCCCAAGTTCAATTCTTGGTAAGAGCACCAAGACTAAATACTTTGCCGATTGCAGGAGGGAAACCCCGAGTCGGAGGGGGATTAGCTTAACTGGGAGAGCATCTGTTTCAAGTGATTGAAGTAGAAGGTGATGGTTCAATTCCGTTATCCTCCACCAATTTGTCAATATACGAAATTAATTTTTCAGCAATCAATTGATTGCCCTTTTCAGTTATTGCATTCTTTACTAGGGTATGTTTGCAACTGTGAGTAAATTCATAATTATACAATTCAGTATCAACTATACCACTAGTAAAGTTAAACCAAGTAGGTAATGTTTTAGGCAATGGGCAATGTATAACAGGAATCTTCTTATAGTTTACATACTGGTCAATTTGTGTTAAGGCACCGTAATGTCTATTACGACATAAATCAACTGTATGAAAATACTTTAAGTAATCATAATACTTAGATTTAAATTCTTTATTGGTAATATGATTTTTTTGATTTAAAATACTATTACGTTTGATTTTCCATTCATATGGTGTGATAGGTCTATCTTCAATGACTGATGGATAAGTATTTAACTTTTCCCAAAGAGGATCATCCCAGTAATAATCTTTTTCATTTATTAGTATAAAATCTTTGTCTAATGAGGGTGCAAAAAAGAATTCAGGTAATCCGTAAAAAATTATTGCAACATCAATTTGTTTAATTTTCTTTAAAAAATATAATATGCGTTCTGTACTACAGTATGGATACGTGTAAGCATGGTCGTACTCAGGTACGTTATATTTTTCAAACAAAATATCAACAAATGTGTTAGGCATCGTTTTATTAAAAACAGGTTTTCTCCAAGTGATGCTGTGCCCAAATACGTATAAATTCATAGAACTATTTACTGTTGTAATCGTGCGATAAATAATTTGCCGATTGCAGGAGAGTACATCCCGGGTCGGATGGGGTGTGGTATGAGTGGTTAGTCACTATCACGACATGATAGACGATGTAGGTTCGATTCCTATCGCCCCAACCAAAATTCAACAAATACATATGGTGTAGGTAGCTCAATGGTAGAGTCCAGGATTGTGATTCCTGTCGTTGCGAGTTCGAGTCTCGTCCTTCACCCCAATACAATGCCAAGATAGCTCATCAGGTAGAGCATTAGTTTGAAGCACTAGGTGTGGTTGGTTCGAGTCCAACTCTTGGTACCAAAGAATATAGCCTATTAGCTCAGGGGTAGAGCAATGTCTTGATAAGGCATGGGTCGGTGGTTCGAAGCCACCATAGGCTACCAAATTTCGGGATAGACGTTATGATTGAGTCCCTTGTAATCTAGCACATGGAGGCATGTGTGACACACCAGTAGATTATAAAGGTCGATAAACTCTTGTATACGAGACACGCTAGTTTACAGTACACAGACTAGTTCCTGAAAATCTATAACGGTAATGTAGGACAACGGTAGTCTACCACCCTCATAAGGTGTTTGTTGCAGGTTCGATTCCCGCCATTACCACCAACAATAAATAAACGATGTTATACACGTTCGGTGACAGTTTTATAAAAATGTTTAATACTCCTGATTGGGCGTATACATCATTGATAGCAAAAGAATTTGATACACATGAACTGAGTTTTGGATTGATTTCTTCTAGTTTAGAATATACATTTCATCAGTTTGAAGAACAAAGAAACAATTTTGTAGAAGGTGATATAGTTATTATTGCCCTTTCTCTGCTTGACAAGTCATTCTTTTTTCACGACAGGCCTGCACTATCTCATTTGTGGTCACTTGAAACAGAACACCATACTGTAGAAGAAAAAACTGCTATGGAAATGTATTATAAGCATTTACATAGTTCAACAAATATCAAAACTAACCTACTTAATTTTTTGCATAGCGTACAAGAAGTAACACAAAGAAAACAGTTAAAAACGGTTATATTAAAAACTTTGTTCTTTGATACTGACAACATTGTCAACAAAGAACGTTTTCCTGAATTGTTAATCGCAAATGATTGTTTTTGGGAACTAATGAAATTAGAAATATCACAGGATACATTGCTAAGTTATTTAGACTTGAATAAGTTTACAAAGGATGTAAGAACGTTTCACTTTATGGAACCTAATCATAAAGTAATTGCTGATAGTATTATTTCAGCTATAAAAAATAATACAGAAATAAACCTAAAAGATGCTTTGATAAGAAACATTTTTAATTGGGATTTATATAATCAAAGCCGCCCTTAACTCAGTTGGATAGAGTACTTGGCTTCGAACCAAGAGGTCGTGGGTTCGAATCCTGCAGGGCGGGCCATATAAAAACACATTCGCGGCTCCCGGGGCTAAGGGTACGTTGTACGACTACCCTAGAATGTGTTTCTATATGGAAGTGTGTCTGAGTGGGTTAAGGTACCGCACTTGAAATGCGGCGTGTTGAAAGGCACCGTGGGTTCGAATCCTACCACTTCCGCCATCAAGTCAAATCTGAAAATACGTCATGTGATTCAGACATTGACAACCTAGGTAATCCTTTAGCAATTCTAAAGAATACCAAACTAACACAATATCTGTGTTCAAAATAGTTTGTACTGTTATGCGGTACACCAACTTGTACTATGCTAGGTCTACTTATTGTTTGTGAATGCATGTGCTTTACTTCCCTAGGATCATAGTAAATGTAATCTCTATTACCCAATGTAGTCTCAATAGGTTTGTCAAGTGTAATTGGTTCATACCAATTCATTGTACTGTTTTTACCACCAAACACCCAATTCATTTTTGCAAAATCTCCGTGACCTACGTCAACGTGAATTGGTGCAACATAGTTAGGTACAGAAGAAAATATCTCTATATAGGGCAATAGTATTAGATTACGTTGTTTTAAGAATTTAACTAGTTCAGGATTTACAAATTCTGTAACTGTAAACTTATTGTGATAGTCTTTGATAGATGTTAACTTTATATCGGGTTTAAGTACGGGAATTTCCAAATCAATATCAAAATAGTATTTCATACATTATTTATAATTCTACTTTTTACTGGCATAAATAATATATCAGTGTGCCGAAAGGGCCTGATAAGTATAAATCTTGCTTATAATATAAAGGAGAAAAATATGTCAAAGATTATCGGTATCGACCTAGGTACCACAAACTCATGTGTAGCCGTTATTGAAAACGGAATTCCCAAAGTAATTGAAAACAGCGAAGGTGCTAGAACTACACCCTCAATTGTTGCTTATGCCAACAATGAGATTCTTGTAGGTGCAAGTGCTAAACGTCAAGCAGTTACAAACCCAAAAAATACTATCTATGCTAGCAAGCGATTGATTGGACGTAAGTTCAGTGAACACGCTGTACAGAAAGATATAGACTTAATGCCATACAAAATCATTCAAGCAGATAATGGTGATGCATGGGTACAAGTCAATGAAGATAAATTAGCACCCCCACAAATCAGTGCAGAAGTATTACGCAAAATGAAAAAGACTGCGGAAGACTATTTAGGTCATGAAGTAACACAAGCAGTTATTACTGTTCCGGCTTACTTCAATGACAGTCAACGCCAAGCAACCAAAGATGCTGGCAAGATTGCTGGTCTAGAAGTATTGCGTATTATCAATGAACCAACAGCAGCCGCATTGGCGTATGGTATTGATAAGGCAGATAAAAAAGATAGAAAAATTGCTGTCTATGACTTAGGTGGTGGTACGTTTGACGTTTCAATCATTGAGATTGCTAACGTTGATGGCGACAAGCAAATTGAAGTATTGTCAACAAATGGTGATACATTCTTAGGTGGTGAAGACTTTGACCAACGCATCATGGATTATTTGATTGATGAATTCAAAAAGGATTCAGGAGTCGATTTAAGTAAAGATGTATTGGCACTACAACGTCTAAAAGAAGCCGCAGAAAAGGCTAAAATTGAGTTGAGTAGTACAGCACAAACAGACGTTAACTTACCTTATGTAACAGCAGACGCAAGTGGTCCTAAACATATGAATGTTAAGTTGACACGTGCTAAGTTAGAAAGTTTAGTTGACGAATTAATTCAACGTAGTATCGAACCATGTAAAGTTGCAATGAAAGACGCAGGCGTTACAGCTAGTGATATTGACGAGGTTATTCTTGTTGGTGGTATGACACGCATGCCTAAGGTACAAGAAGCAGTTGAAAAACTATTTGGTAAGACTCCGCGTAAGGATGTTAACCCTGATGAAGCAGTTGCCGCTGGTGCCGCAATTCAGGGCGATGTTTTAGGTGGTGGACGTACTGATGTATTGTTATTAGA